GGGTTTCTCTTTCACCAACAAACGAGACGAAAAGTTATGACTAAGGATGATCAGGTTGCTAAACGGTCACTGCGAGTCGTATCAGGCTCGAATAGGACGGATTTGGATTTAGATACGCCACAGGCTGCAATCAAGTCTCTAATCGGCTCACCTACGCCACGCGTTCACTCAAAACTCAATGATTTGCCATCAAAAGGTGATGAGGTCATTGCCTTTGCCGAATCAGTTGGCCTTGAACTCATGCCGTGGCAAAAATTTGTAATTCATCACGCCCATAAAGTCAAGGCTGATCAGCGCTGGCAGCATTCGGAAATCTGCATTGTGGCAGCTCGTCAGCAGGGCAAATCCACGCTGCTGGTGATTCGGGCATTGGCCGGGCTTTTCCTATGGAATGAGCCGTTGCAGATTTCATCAGCTCATCGACTTTCAACAGCTCTTGAACTATTTCGGCAGATTGTAAAGATTATTGAAACCAATGAATTTCTTAAGAAGCAAGTGCAAGTCATTCGATGGGCGCATGGGTCTGAGGAAATAGTGACAACTAGCGGCAATCGCTACATGATTAAAGCATCGAACAACGCGGCGCGTGGAATTTCTCGGCCAGAGGTTGTGTACATGGATGAACTCTCAGAGATGAAGGATTTAGACGGCTTTGCATCTTTGCGCTACACAATGATGGCATCAAGGAATCCGCAAGTTTGGACTTTTTCGACAGCTGGTGACCAGACATCGGTTGTTCTAAATCAACTACGCGAACGCGGCATGACTGCCGCTATTGGCGGCTCAGATTCAATCTGCTATTTGGAATGGTCTGGTTACACCGATGACATCCACGATGAAAAAAATTGGGTTGCCAGCAATCCAGCATTGGGTCACACAGTGCATGAGGATAATATCCGGGCAATTCTTAACGATCCACCGCACGTCGTACAGCAGGAAGTCTTATGCCGCTGGATTCATCAGAAGGATGCAGTCATTCCAGCAATTTCATGGCAAGAGTGCATGGATGCCAGCGTTGAACTTGATCCAGAGAAAACAACTTGGTTTGGACTTGATCTATCGCCCGATCGGAGAGCTGGTGCGCTGGTCGCGGCTCAGAAATTAGACAATGATCGATTTGTTGTCAAATTGCTGCGAACTTGGGAAAATGCGGTTTCCCTTAACGATTTGGAAATGGCTAATCAGATTGCCGATCATTTTAGGAAATACCCAGTTGAAACAATCGCCTATTCTAAGAGGACGGCCACAGCCGTTGCCGGGCGACTGATTCCGGCTGGTATTCCAATCATGGACTTTGATGGCCACAATTACGCCACAGCTTGCGATCAGATGTTATCTGCCATAACCTCAAATCGACTGCGGCACAATGGCAATGAGGAATTAACTAAACAAATGCTCTCAGCAGTCCGATTGCCTCATGGCGATGGCGGCTGGGTTATTGGACGGCGTGCGTCACAAACGACAGTTTGCGCCAGTGTGGCCACAGCTCTTGCGACTTTTTATGCGACACGCCCAGAGACCGAGATCGACATATTAGTGGGTTGATGCTTGACAGTTGAGAGAATTTGCGCATGGGATTCCGAGACTTATTTGTGCGAACAGCATCCGTCACAGCACCCACGTACGATGTCTCGGCTTCTCTTGCACCAGTAACTTCACTTGATTCACTTTCGCCATTCTTTCGCGGCAATCGAACAGCTACACGTCAAGAAGCAATGAGCGTTCCGGCAATCGCTCGCGGCCGAAATATAATTTGCTCATCCATTGCAAGCATTGGCATTGAAGTACGTGATCGCGTTACTGGAATGATTGTTGATTCACCGCGCGTCATTCACACTCCAGATCCACGCATCCCCGGCGTTGCAACTTATGTCTGGACTCTTGAGGATTTACTTTTCAGCGGATACGCGTACTGGCAAATAACCGAAGTCTTTGCAGATACGCAACGCGTTCGCAGTGTTCAACGCATTTCGCCAGATCGCGTAACAATAAACACAAATAGCGATTCAACAGAAATCGAATCTTATTCGATTGATGGTCATACACCTTTGCCGCTTTCAGGCGTTGGAAGTTTGGTCGTTTTCTACGGAAATGATGAAGGGTTGCTCAACAGAGCTGGTTTCACAATAAGAACCGGCGCGGAATTGGAACGTGCGGCGGCAATGTATGCGCGTGAGCCAGTGCCGCAAATGGTATTGAAATCAAATGGAACAGCGTTGCCAGCAGATCGAATTGCAAAACTTCTTGAGTCTTGGGGCGCGAGCCGCCGCAATCGATCAACTGCATTTCTTAACGCGGACATTTCATTAGAAACTTTAGGATTTGATCCCGAGAAATTACAATTATCGGCTGCCCGTTCCTACATTGCAACTGAATTAGCGCGAGCATTAGGAATTCCGGCTTATTTCATTGATGCTGAAACTGGATCAAGCATGACTTACAGCAACTCCAGCACAACACGTCAAACCCTTTTAGATTTCTCTTTGATTCCGCTTATGAACAGTGTGACCAAAAGGCTATCAATGCCAGATTTCTTGCCATCATCGCAGCGCGCTGATTACGCACTTGATGATTACTTGCGCGGATCAAATCTTGAACGCGTACAAATTTACGAAATACTAAATCGCATCGGTGCAATGAGTGCCGAGGAAATACGAGTAGCAGAGGAAATGATCCGATGAAAATACTGACACCGTTCACAATCACAGCAGCAGATTCCGAAACGCGAACAATCACTGGCAAGATTGTTGAATTTGATACGCCAGCAAATGCATCCACTGGCAAAGTTTTGTTTAAGTCTGGATCACTTGTTCCGGCATCTGTAAAACTTAATCTTGAACACGATTCTGGCAGACCAATTGGCAAAAGCATTGGGATGGAACTTTCACCGGATGGCAAATCAATCAATGCAACTTTTAAGATCTCAAAGACAAACGCAGGTTCAGATGCCATTCAAGAGGCAATCGATGGACTCAGAGACGGATTTAGTGTGGAAGCAAATGTCTCAGATCATGGCTTCAATGAGGATGGAACGATGGTCGTCAATCAAGCCGAACTCGTAGGCGTTGCACTGACAACCAAACCAGCATTCGATCAAGCTCGCGTCAGTCATGTCGCAGCGACAACCGATGAAACACCAGCAGAACCAGAAGAAAACCCAACCGAAGGAGAACCAGTGGACACCACTACCGAAAAAACAGAAGCGCCAGCCGTTGAAACGGTAGAGGCTTCACAGCACATGATTCAAGCAAATCGACCAGCACCAATGTTCACAAAGCCACGCAGCCCAATTGTAAATATGGGTACATGGATGGAACACTCAATCAAGGCAAAGTTAAATCCAATGTCGGATTCTGCAATTTACGTTGCAGCTGCAAATGATGATCTTGGAACGACCAACCCGGCATTCAACCCCACCCGCCAATTAAACGAAGTGATTAACGCACTTAGCAACGGGACACGTGGCGCAATTGATGCAATTAGTCGCGGAACTCTCCCTGATGCGGGGCTTCAGTTCGAAATCCCAAAGATTTCTCAAATTGCAGAAGTTGATCCAGTTGCAGAAGGTGGCGCGGTAACAAATACCGGAATTGAGTCAAGCTTCATTTCAGTTCCAATTACCCGATTTGCAGGTCGCAACATTCTGACAACAGAAATCATCGATCGCAGCTCACCTGATTTCTTTAACGAACTCGTTCGTATTATGGGATCTGCAATGGCATTTGCTCAAAACAAATATGTTGCAAATCAAATTAAGACAGATTCAAATAGAGTTTCTGGAAGTTACGCCAATACTGCCGCAGGATTGATTGGTTACGTCAGTGATGCAAATGTTGCCGTTTATGCAGGCACTCAACGATTTGCACGTAACATCTTGGTATCGCCTGCACAATGGCAAAATATCATGGGCTATAACGACAACGGTACACCGTTGTTTCAAGCCTATTTTCCGCAAAATCAAGTTGGTCAAGTCAATGGACAATCACAACGCGGCTTAGTAATGGGCTTGAATTTCTACGTTGATAATTCTGGTGAATTTACTGGATCAGCCGATGATTCGATGGTTGTACTTGAGCCAGACGCATTCACTTGGTATGAAAGCGGAAACTTCCGTCTTGATGTAAATAAGCCATCTGACGGAACAGTGGAAGTCTCACTCAATTCTTATGGCGCATGTGCCACAAAAATTGCTAATGGCGGACAGATGAACAACGTTTAACCAATAACTAATCATCGACCGTAGCCGCTCCCGGATGCGGTCGAGCAGACGAAGGGAACGGAAATGCCACAGATAGTTACCGCACAACAGTTGCGCGACATTCTTGGCGTCTCCGTTGCCCTTTACTCAAACGCTTATCTTGAACAGATGATTGAATCGGCAGAACTTACAATTTTGCCATTGCTTACAGGTTATCAATCAGCAGTCACCGAAATTTACGTTGAAAATTCAATAGCGTATTACGGAACACAGCGCGTCAATTATTTTGTGCCGGGTCAAAGTGTTGTAATTACTGGATGCGGAATTTATGACGGAACAGTGACAGTCACCGATGATCGCATCGCACCGCTAGTTTTCACGTCTGCCACAGCTGAGGCAGATTCGACATACACGATCCCCCAGATTCCGGCAGGGCTGGCGTGTATAGATGGGGCAACCGCTGGCGACTTATACGCTGGCGTTGCTCCCATTAAGTCTGCAATTCTTGTCGTATCGGTTGAAGTGTTCCAAAGCGTGACCGCTCCGGGCAATCAGATTATGAGCGATCAATTCCAGCCATCGCCATTCATTCTCGGACGCAGCTTGAGCAATCGCATTATCGGGCTACTTGGACCATTCCTTGAAGTTGAAACGATGTGTTTATGACCATCGAAGCCGACATCCGAACACCTTTGCAGACTGCGCTGACATCGATTGCCGCAAATGTGTACAACGGCATCCCAGAGGCAATGACCAGCCCATCAATCGTCCTAGTTCCAGATTCACCATATTTGGAAAGTACTTTGATCAATGGATCAACCACAAAAGTCAAAATCAATTTTTTGGTTACTGGCGTGGTTGGTTATTCAAGCAATGCCGCAGCTTTGACCAATCTTGAAGATTTGATGATCTCAATCATTTCAACCATGCCCGGCGGTTATACCGTTGGCGATGTGAGCACACCAACACCTTTGGAAGTCGGCACAGGAAAATTCTTGACAGCTGATTTGCAAGTCTCAACCTATTACACCGACTAAGGAGAAAACAAAATGCCAACAACAATCATCACCGGCAGAGACATCACGTTCACCATTGACGGCGATGATTTCGATGCTCAGGCTACTTCAGCGACTTTGACAGTCGATTCAACAATCAACACTTATCAAACACTTGATGGGAAAGCCTATTTTACAACTGACACTCAAGGCTCATTTGCCGTTGAAATGTTAGCCGACTGGGGAGCAGCATCATCATTGTGCGAAGCTCTTTGGACAGCTGCAACAAACGCGCCACAGACTGGACTTGCAGTCGTATTAGTTGCAGACACAGGCGCATCATTTGCCTTTGATGTGCAGCCAATTTTGCCATCAGCCGGCGGCACTGCACCAGATGCGCAGACCGTATCACTTGCCTTTACTTGCGTGACCACGCCAGTATTAACAATCAGCTAAAAGGAGACCGGGAGCATGAAACTACCAATCACAATCGAATACACAACAGGGATCAGCGAGACCTACACTGCGCAACCGCCAGAGTGGGCAAAGTGGGAAACCAAAACAGGTTTCATAATCTCGCAAGCGCAAGACAAGATCGGCATCGGCGATTTGATGTTTTTGGCGTATCACGCCATGAAACGTGAATCCGCTGGCAAGCCAGTCAAGTCATTTGAGATTTGGAGTGAGACCGTTGCCGAAATAACAGTCGGTGATGAGCAAGCCCCAAAAGTTACGCCGCCGGAAGTATAAATCGAATCCTTTGGGATTTGGCTATTACAACCGGGCTTAGTCGATCAGAATTTGTGTTGGCTGAGGATATAGTTACAGCAATCGAGATACTGGAGAAGCGAAATGGCGTTCAAGGCGACAAAGGGTCAAGGCACTTTTCGCATTGAAGTAGAACCCTATGCGCTGAAGAATTTGATTTCGACTTTGAATGCATTAGACAAAGAAACTCAAGGCCGCGTTAGAGATGCCGCGCAACCTTTGTCTAAGCGACTTGCTGGACAGTTGATGCAATTTGGTGGCAGTTCACCCACCCCACAAACCAAATTGGTGCTGTTATCAATGCTCACTCCACGCGATCGATTGATTCGCGTTGATCTAGGCGGTTCAAAGAAAGTTGGTCGGCCATACGGTGGCACTGCCAGCAAGAGCGGCAAAGGAAAGAAAGTCAATCGTGAAGCTGCACCAGCTGGTGCATTGCTTTGGGGATCAGAATACGGATCAAAATCTGGCGTTGATAGAGCTGGTCGAAAATACAGCAATCGATTCAAAGCACCGCAAAATCGTTCTGGATATTGGATCAATGACGCCGTCGATTATTACACGCCAGTAGTTGCCAAAGAATATATTGAAATTGTTCAGGCAATAATTAAAGAAAAGAAGTTGAACTGATGGCCAGCATTCCGAAAGTCAAGATTACCTTTGACGCTGACTTTGATGATCTAAAAAAAGGAATTAAGGGCGGCCAAGCCGAAGTCGAATCATTTGCCGATAAAGTTGGAGACTTTGGCAAGAAAGCTGCTGCCGCTTTTGCGGTTGCCGCCGTTGCAGCCGCCGCATACGCCGTCAAGATTGGCGTCGATGGGGTCAAGGCAGCGATTGAGGATGAAGCTGCTCAGCTACGTCTTGCCACAGCGTTAAAGAATGCCACTGGCGCAACGGATGCCATGATTGCATCCGTTGAAAAGCAAATTCTGGCGACATCTTTGGCAACTGGGGTCGCGGACGAAAAATTAAGACCAGCTTTGCAGCGGTTGTCTCTTTCGACTGGAGATGTTACTAAGGCGCAAGACCTTCTCAATCTATCGCTCGACATCTCCCAATCAACGGGAAAAAGTTTAGATGCGGTGGCAAATAGTTTAGGCAAAGCCTATGACGGAAATTCAACTGCACTTGGAAAATTAGGCATTGGATTATCAGCGGCAGAACTTAAAGCCATGAGTTTTACAGAAGTCCAGACAAAACTTTCAACCCTATTTGGTGGATCAGCGTCAGCGAACGCGGAAACATTTCAAGGACGCATCGCCCGGCTCAAAGTGGCATTTGATGAAAGCGTTGAAACAATTGGATTTGCTTTGCTGCCAATCCTGCAAAAGTTTCTCGATGTCATTACAAAATACATCTTGCCAATCGTTCAACAATTCTCAGACGCAATCAGTTCCAAATCACCAGGCGGTCTTGGCACACGCATCCAAGAAACCGTTGCGGTAGTTCAATCCTATGCAACGCCAATCTTTGAAGGATTGGTCAAGTTATTTACAAAAGTCAAAGATGCAATTATGGACAACAAAGACGCTTTTGAATCATTCTTTGAAGTGGTCAAGGTTATTGCCCCAATTATCGGCAAAGTCATTGGCACATCACTCAGCGTCATTGGCGACATTGCTGGCGTTGTGATCGATCTATTTGCCAAAGTCTTAGGCGCAATTAAGCCAATTTTGAACTTCGCCATTGATGCAGTAAATCAGATCATTCGTGGCATCAATCTAATTAAGCCCGGTGATGACATTGCATCGATCAAGAACATCACGACGACTCCGGGAACATTTAGCAGCATTTCTGGCGTACTGGGTAGCACCTCTACTTCATCGGTAAAAGTTCCGAGCGTTCCAGCGATTACAGTTCCAAGCGTTTCAACCAGTGGCGTCTCTGGCGCAGCTTCCAGCGCGGTAGCAGCTAGCGCGGCAGCATCGACTGCCGTCATAGGCGGCGGCGGATTTACAGATTCACAGAATGCCGCTCGGATAAGTCTGACAGTTAATCAAGGCATCGTTGGTGATCCAGAGGCAGCAGCACGCAGCGTCGTCGATGTACTTAATCGATCATTCTTTAGGGGAACGGGCGGCGCGAATGCGTTGTTGTTCGCATAAGCCATGAGCATATTCAATCCGGTTTATAGGGTCACAATAAATGGCGTGGAATACCAATCATCGGTGTTGGCAAATCTGACGATTACATCTGGACGCAACAACATTTATGAGCAAGCCCAAGCAGGATACATCAACATCGAATTAATAAACCTTGACGCGTCAAATGTAGATATTTACATCAACAGCGCATTGACGATTGAATTGCAGGATTCAACAGCGACATTCGTGCCGATTTTTGGCGGCTCGGTGGTAGAAATAAGCATTGCAGTTGCAGAGCTTGGCAATGTGGCATTTGCACAACGCATCAAGATCATTGCACTCGGTGCATTGGCTCGGTTGCCAAAGGCTTTGACCAATGGCGTATTGACACAAGATTTTGACGGAAATCAGATTTTGACCATTCTGACCGATCTGCTGGTAAATAATTGGGGCGAAGTACCAGCGGCATTGCAGTGGCAGACCTATGAACCGACCGTTCAATGGCAAGATGCGGAAAATACAGGATTGGGCGAAATTGATACGCCCGGCAGTTATGAATTAGCCGCGCGATCATCAAGTCGAACAGATGTCTATTCATTAGTGTCAGCCTTAGCAACTAGCGGTCTTGGCTATATTTACGAGGATGCTCAAGGGCTAATCTCATACGCTTCGGCTGATCATCGATCGATTTATCTTGCTACATATGGATACGTTGATTTGACTGCCAATCAAGCTCAAGGCGCAGGGCTAAGCATTCAGGCGCGAGCTGGTGACGTGCGGAATACGATAACTCTGAAATACGGCACAAATTCAACTTCTGAGGTAAGTGCCGATGATCCAGCATCCGTTGCTTTGTACGGAGAATTGGCGCAAATCTTTACCACAACGGTCAAACATCAAGTCGATGCCCAAGATCAGGCAGATTTTTATTTAACGCTCCGGGCATATCCAGAATTTAACTTTAGCCAAATCACGTATCAGCTGACGAACCCAGAGATTGACAATGGCGATCGAGATGCTTTGATCAACGTGTTTATGGGAATGCCCGTCAGCATTACAGATTTGCCGCTAAATATGTCATCCGGCACATATCTGGGCTTTGTTGAGGGCTGGACATTCCGCGCCGCATATAACGAAATTAGCGTCACCTTAAATGTCTCGCCGCTGGCATATTCATTGCAGGCAATGCAGTGGCAAGATGTAAGTGTCGCTGAGGCTTGGAACACAATTTCTGGGATACTTGACTGGGAAAACGCCCTAGTCGTGGCATAAGGAGAAAACATGAGCAATCCGACAACACCATTCAGCTGGCAAATGCCAACCGCGACTGACTTGGTCACAGATTTACCAGCGGATTTTGAAGTCTTTGGTCAAGCGGTGGCAACATCGATGGCTGATTTATTAGGCGGTGCATCCGGTTACATTTTGTCAAAAGCGTCTGCAACAGACATGGACTTTGCGTGGATCGCAAATGATCAAGGTGACATCACTGGCATTACTGCAACCACTCCACTAACTGGCGGCGGCTCATCTGGCGCAATTACAGTTGGCATTCAGGACGCACTGACTACTCAAAAGGGTGCAGTTCAACTTTCAGATTCAACATCAACTACTTCATCAATCTTGGCATCAACACCGACAGCGGTAAAATCGGCTTATGACTTAGCAGCAGCTGCAATTCCAAAATCGACGGTGACAACTGCTGGAGACGTTATTTATGCAACAGGATCAAGCGCCGTCACTCGATTAGGAATTGGAACTGCTGGTCAAGTATTAAAAGTTAATTCAGGAGCAACAGCACCAGAATGGGCAACGGCGACAAGCGGTGGAATGACTTTGCTTTCTACGATCACACTTTCGGGAACATCGACAACCTACAGCAGCATTACGACAGGATACAAATATCTAAAATTAGTCGGCGTTAATTTACAAAATAGCACCACCGCGCAAGATATGGACATCAAAATAAATAACCTGACCACCGGCGTTTATGTTGCAGGAGTAGTAGGTGGAACAGCAAATCAACGAGCGAACTACACAATTCCGATTTCAGCTGGATCAGGTGTTAAAAATGCAACAAATTTGACTTTTGTCTGCGATATTTACAATTACGACTCAGCAACGGTTGAAAAAGTTATTCACTTGGACGGTCTTATGACTGCTGACTATCTCACAACAATTCAACCCTACAATTACGGCGGCGTATTTAAATCAACAACGGCAATCACGTCCTTAGTGTTTGTAATTTCTTCCGGCACAATGTCGGGAACTGTCTATGCATATGGAGTGAACTAATGCCTAATCCAATTACTAGAATCTACAATGGCGAAACAAATGAATTTGAAGATCGTCCAATGACCGACGATGAATTTAAAAGTTTCAAAGAATATCAATTAATAAAAGAAAATGAATATAAGGAACGCAAAGCCAAAGAAATTGCAAAGGCTGCATTACTTGAACGCTTGGGCATCACAGCCGATGAAGCGGCACTATTGCTTCAATGAACAAATCCCAAAACGGATGGGATGCGTCCAAAGTCAGAGCCGAAATTGACATAGATTCATTTGCAGTGCCGGGGACAACAATCAAACTGACTTGCAACAAGGCAGTCGCGCCATTGCTTGTCGGATTTGCGGCTGAATTTCATGGGCTGATTGAACCAATTGATGAAGGCTCACT